CGTCGGCTCGGCCTTACACTGCGGCGCATGACGACTAGCACACTGCCGAAAAGTGCGGCCAAGCGGCCCCAGCCTCGCGGCGGCTCGCGCAAGGGCGTGCCGAACAAGGCAACGTGCAACGCACGCGAGGCCATCGCGCTGTTCGTCGAGCAGAACGTGCCGCGCTTGCAGGGCTGGCTCGATCAGATCGCTGTCGAGCAGGGGCCGATGGCCGCCGTTCGCTGCGTGCAGGACATGGTCGAGTACCACGTGCCCAAGCTGTCGCGCCAGGAGAACGTCGGCGATGGCGGCGGGCCGATGACCGTGGTCATCCACAAGGAGCAATAGGTCGGGGAAATTCCCCCGACCTATTGCACCGCTCACGAGCTCGCCAACCCCGTGCCAGCACCCTGGCCCACGAGCCCAGCCGGACGCCATATCGTCACCAGTGATAGCAAACCGGACGTTTACACGATGAGCACACTGCCCTGCCCCCCGACAACGCCGCGCTCGGTGCCTACCATCGCCAACCAGATCGGCACGCTGCAGCCCGGCAGCGAGCCCGCCAGCGGCCCCGGCACGTGTCGGAGGTGCGGCACCCCCTACGTGGTCACGGCGCCGCTCTGGTGGCGCGTGCTGCCCGCTCCCGTGGCAGCCTGGGCACGAGCCCGTGGCCTGGGCTGGAAGTGGCAGGCCGCCTGCGCCACGTGCCGTGGCTGAGATCCACCTGCCCAACGGCTTCAAGCCCCGCGAGGTCGGCCAACGCGACTTCATGCGCTACATGGACAACGGCGGCCTGCGTGCCGTCGAGTGCTGGCCGCGACGCTACGGCAAGGATCTGACCGCGCTGCACCAGACGATCAAGCTCGCGCACCAGCGGCCGGGCATGTACTTCCACATGCTGCCCAACCACGCCCAGGCCAGGAAGGTGCTCTGGGATGCGTTCGACAACGAGGGCAGGCGCATCCTCGACGTCGCCATCCCGCCAGCCCTGCGCGAGAGCACGAACGAGACCGAGATGAAGATCAGGCTCAAGTGCGGCGCACTGTGGCAGCTCGTGGGCAGCGACTACTACGACAGCGTGATGGGCGCCAACCCCTTCGGGCTCGTCTTCAGCGAGGCCGCGCTCACCGACCCGCGAGCGTGGAACTTCTTCCGCCCCATCCTGGCAGGCAACGGCGGCTGGGCCGTGTTCATCAGTACACCCCGAGGCTACAACCAGTTCCACGACCTGCTGACCTACGCCAAGCGCGACCCGTCCTGGCACTGGTCGCACCTCACGTGCCTGGACACGAAGCACATCAGCGCCGAGGTGCTCGCGAGCGAGCGCGAGCAGATGCCCGACGAGCTCTACCGCCAGGAGTACATGACCGACTTCAGCGCGGCCAACGTCGGCGCGATCTTCGGCCGCTACGTGGAGGAGGCCGAGAAGGCCGGGCGCATCGTCACCACGCTGCCGCCGCAGATCCACGGCGAGACCTGGATCACGAGCGACATCGGCTACCGTGACAAGGCCGCCTTCGTCTGGTGGCGGCGCATGCGCGGCGGCTTCGAGGTCTTCCACTACGACGAGGGCACCGGCATGGACGCCGCCGACTGGTGCGACAGGCTCGCCGACCAGCCGCGTGCCGACATCCTCGTCCTCCCGCACGACGCCAGGGCGAAGTCCTTCGCGTCGAAGCAGACCGTCGTCGAGACCTTCCTCCAGGCCAAGATCGCGGGCGAGGTCCGCGTCAACCCGCAACGCAAGAAGATGGACTCGATCAACGCCGGGCGCGTGATGCTCCGCAAGGTCCGCTTCGACGCGACGGCCTGCCACGACCTGCTGCACGCCCTGCGTGCCTACGCCTTCAAGTACGACGACAAGACGAAGTCCTTCAGCTCTGAGCCCGATCACAACTGGTCCTCGCACGCGGCCGACGCCTACATGGAGGGCGCCGCAGCGCTGTCCCTGCTGGAGGTGCCCGAGAAGGTCGTCGAGCCCATAATCCCGCCGATCACCCACACGTTCCAGCTCGACAAGCTCTGGGACACGGTCGGCCCGGTACACCAAGGACGTCTATGAACCCGATGCAAGGGCCGCTGCCCAAACCCAGCAAGCGAATCACTGGTGGCGAAACTCGCGAGACCGAGGCCAGCGACCCCAAGAGCCCGACGCCCGAGAAGCCCGAGGGCAAGGTGCCCGAGGCCGACGCCGGCAGGTCACCGACGGAGCTCGCGGCACGCTGGGAGAAGGAGCTCCAGGCCGCCAAGCGTGAGCTCACCAAGTTCCACACGACCGGGCGCCGGCTCGTGCAGCGCTACCTCGACGAGCGCGACTCGTCGAACATGGACAACGGCAGCGACTCGAAGCTGAACCTCTTCTGGTCGAACATCGAGGTGCTCAAGTCGTCGCTGTTCGCCAAGCCGCCCCGCGTCGACGTCAGCAACACCTACAAGGACACCGACGACGACGTCAGCCGCGTCGCCGGCACGATCCTCGAACGCCTGCTCAACCACGACGTCGAGGAGGACGACGAGTCGACCTTCCCCGACATCACCCGGCAGGCCGTGAGCGACTACCTGATCGTCGGCCTGGGGCAGGTCTGGTACCGCTACGAGGTCGAGACCGAGGAGCAGGAGACCGAGCCCGTCCTCGACCCGATGACGAACGAGGTGCTCGCCGAGCCCGTCAAGTTCGAGGCGATCACCCAGGAGGAGGCCCCTGCAGACTACGTCTACTGGGAGGACTTCTGGTGGTCCCCGGCCCGCACCTGGGGCGATGTCCGCTGGGTGGCCCGGCGCGTGTACATGAACCGCGAGGAGCTCAAGGCCCGCTTCGGCGACAAGATCGGGGCCGAGATCCCCATCAGCAAGCTCAAGAACAAGAACGACGGCATCGGCCCCCAGAACGACCCCTGGGAGAAGGCCGCCGTGTTCGAGATCTGGGACAAGACGACCGAGGCCGTCTACTGGCACGTGCTCGGCTTCAACGTCATCTGCGACTACAAGGAAGACCCGCTTGAGCTTCGTGGCTTCTTCCCGTGCCCGCCGCCGCTGCTCGCGAACATCACGACCTCGAAGGTCATGCCCCGGGCCGACTACCTGCTCGCGCAGGACCAGTACGCCCAGATCGACGAGCTCACGACCCGCCTCAAGTACCTCATCAAGGCCTGCAAGGTCGTGGGCGTGTACGACAAGAACTCCACCTCCATCGGGCGCGTGTTCCAGGAGGGCATGGAGAACCAGATGATCCCGGTCGACAACTGGGCGGCGTTCGCCGAGAAGGGCGGCATGAAGGGCCAGATGGACTTCGTGCCCATCGAGGTCATCTCGTCGGTCATCCAGCAGCTCACCGCCCAGCGCGACGTCCTCAAGGGCAACCTCTACGAGGTGCTCGGCATCGGCGACATCATGCGAGGCATGACCGACCCCGACGAGACCCTCGGGGCGCAGCAGCTCAAGGCCCAATTCGGCGGCAACCGGCTGCAGTTCAAGCAGCAGCAGATCGGCGGCTGGGTCGCGAGCGGCCAGCGCATCAGGGCCCAGATCATCTGCGACCACTGGCAGCCGCAGACCATCGTCATGCGCTCGAACATCGACAAGTCCCTCGACGCGCAGTACGTGCCGCAGGCGGTCCAGATGCTCAAGGACGACAACGAGGACAAGTTCTACCGGATCACCATCGAGAGCGAAACGATGGCGATGATCGACTGGGCGCAGGAGCGCGACTCGCGCACCCAGTTCATGCAGGCGGTCGGCTCGTTCGTGCAGTCGGTGACGCCGCTGCTCCAGGCGCAGCCCTCGGCCGGGCCGGTCGTGCTCCAGATGATGAAGTGGGGCCTCGGTGGCTTCCGCGTCGGCAAGGAGATCGAGTCGGTGCTCGATCAGGCCATCCAGGCCGCGCAGCAGACGCTGCAGAACCCGACGCCCGAGCCTGCTGACCCGCTGCAAGAGAGCGAGATCGCCAGGAACGAGGCGGTCGCCAAGAAGGACACGACGCAGGCCGCGAGGAACCTCTCCGAGGCCCACCTCAAGGGCGCCGAGGCGCAGCTCATGGGCGCACCAGCGCCTGGGGGCATGCCGATGCAGCCACCGCCCGGCGTCGTGCCGCTCCAGCCGGGGCCGATGCAGTGACCGTCATCCACCGCCCCCAGACGCTGCTCTGCCCGACCTGCGGGCAGGTCATGCACCTGAGTGAGCGCATGGAGATGCCGCCGACGGTCATCAAGCTGAAGTGCCTGTTCATGACCTGCCCCGAGCGTGGCGTCGAGAAGACGCTCACGCTCCCGGTGCTGACAACCACGTGAGGCCAGCATGCCTACCATGAGTGACGTCCTGCGCGAGCTGCAGGGAGCCGGCGACACCGCCTGGACAATCGGCAAGTCAGCGTTGAAACAGCCAGTCGCTGGCTACGCCGGCCTGCTCGACATCCTTCGCGGCAAGGGCCTGGGCAGTGCCGTCGGCACCATCGAGGACGTCGGCGCGGTCGAGCCCAGCACCCCCGAGGGCGCCCGCAACCTGCAGGCGATAGGCGGCGCGGTCGAGTCGGTGGGCAACGCCCTGGGCAACCCCGTCGACAAGATCGGCGAGTACAGCCCGCTCCTCGGCGCCGGGGCCGCAGGCTTCGTCGAGACCGTGGACCCGACCAAGGTCGGCGGCAAGGCCGCCAGGGCAGCGAAGGCCGCCGCCAAGGCCAGCGAGAAGGCCGCCAAGGCCGCCAAGGTCGTCGACACGGCGGTGCAGGCGCCCAAGGCCGTCGACGTCGCCAGGATGTTCAAGGGCGGCGAGCAGGCCGGCACCTACCGTGGCACGGCCGCCTTCGGCGGGATCACGCCCCAGAAGCTCGGCAGCATGCGTGCCGACTACCTGCGCAGCATGGAAGAGGGCGCGAGCGGCCGCGACTGGTACGACCGCGCCAGCGCCACGAACTTCAAGCTCGCGGGCGAGGACGTCGGCCGGGCCGAGAAGCTCGCCGACATCGAGGCCATCACGAGCGCCCGCACGCCCGTCGGCGCGAACCTCATGTACTCCGCGAAGGGCACTAATCAGGCCCTGGTCGGCGACCCCGTCAGGACCGGAGGCTTCCCGACCGACATGGGCAAGCGCATCGAGGACACCTGGGCCAAGGAGAGCGGCGGCGAGGGCCTCGGTCTGAAGCGCTCGCCCTACCGCGCCGGCCTCGCCGTCGACTGGCAGGGGCCCGAGAGCGTCAAGCGTGCCACGCACGACATCCACGACGTCCGCGCCTGGGGCATCAAAGACCCGCAGACCGGAAAGCCCTGGAGCAAGGGCGTGCCCGACGCCGGCCACCGCTTCCTCGACGAGCAGGCGCAGTGGGCGATGGACACCGCCAACGCCCGCAAGCTCGGCGACTTCGACGACTGGAAGCTCCACAACGCCCAGGCCGCTGCCTGGATTGCCCAGAAGGCCAAGGCCAAGGGCATGAGTGTCGCCGACGCAGCCAGGGACTACACCGACTTCGTGCCCGACTACTCGGCCCAGATCACCCGCGAGTGGACCCCCGGCGCGACCGCGAACCACTTGCCCGAGATCCTCCGCGCCGACGAGGGCCTTCGCCGCGACTACGCCGGCCGCATGGAGTCGGCCGTCAAGGGCCCGCAGGGCATCGACAAGATCGCCTCGGACATGGGCATGCTGACCGACACCACGCTCCCGAACCGTGGCCTGTACGAGGGCCAGACGAACCCAGGCTTCGCGTCCCAGGTGCTCGTCGGCAAGGAGGGCGGCGGCCTCAACATGGACCCCGCCAGCAAGCGTGCTGCAGAGGCCGTGGCGGCCGCGCACGGCCTGATCGGGGTGCAGGACCAGAGCGCCTTGAACTACCTCGGCGGCGCGGCCCCAGCCAAGCGTGCCGGGGCCTTCCAGATCGCGACCGGCCGGCCCATGTCCGACGTCGGTCTCGCCAACGTGTCGCGCATCGCGCAGCAGCACGGCGGCGACGTCGCCCAGGTCGACCCACGTGGCGCCCGGGTGCTCTCGTTCCATGACGAGGCCGACCCCAAGCGCAAGGCCCTGATCGACGCCCTGCGTGCCGAGTACCCGCACGCCGACGTCACCCCGATGGCCCGCGACAGCTCCCTCTTCCCGCTCAAGGAAGGCAGCTACTGGGAGAAGCCCGAGAAGTGGAGCAGCAAGCCCTACATCGAGAAGATCGAGGCCGGCGGCCCGCAGATGGTCGAGGGCTTCAACAAGTCGATGCAGACGGTCGCGCCGCAACTGCTGCGCCACACCGAGGAGATCGCAGCGCAGCACGGCTTCACCCAGGCCCCCTGGTTCAAGCCGATGATGGAGTCCCTGTCTACAGGCGGCCTCGCGTCGCTCAAGGATCTCGTCGCCAAGGGCGTCGTGCCAGTCGCCGCGATGACCGCGATCATGCAGGGCATGCAACCCGAGGAGCAGATGCAATGACGACATGGGTCTACAGGAACGTCGAGGGCGGCGGTGTCGAGGTCTACGAGAAGGGCACCGAGCCCCCGAGCGAGATGGCGATGCACACGAACCCGCTCGCGGGCGACCGCCACTACGACGGGCTGCGGGCGACCGACGGCAGCGACATCAGCACGCGCACCAAGCACCGCGAGTACATGAAGCGGAACGGCGTGACCACGATGGACGACTTCAAGTCGACCTGGGACCACTCGGTCAAGCAGCGCGAGCACTACCGCCAGGGCAAGGGCGGTGGTGCAGTTACCCGTGACGATATTGCAAGGACGATTGCCCGCATGCAGTCCCGCTGACACCCGGTTTGGTGCCTCATAAGGAGAATCTCATGGCTGACGAACTGGACCTGCGTGCCTCGATTGAGCAGGCGATGGACACCGACACTGGCGCCGACGCGCCGGTAGTTGACACGAAAGTTGACACTCCGGTTGACACTTCGGCCGAGCTCGCGCCGCCGGTCAACGAGAAGGACGGCAAGGTCCGCGACGGCCTCGGCCGGTTCGTCAGCAAGGCAGGCGACAATACCGACGCGGGCGCGAGTCCGGCTGAAAAGCCGGCACAGGCGGCACCGGCACTGGATGGTGGTCTGCAACCGCCAGAGATCGCGCCCGCACCCGTCACCCCGCCGCCCGTCGCATGGAACGCGACCGTGCGCGAGCACTGGGCGGCGCTGCCCCCGGTGGTGCAGCAGGAGATCGCCCGGCGCGAGTCGGCCTTCACGGCCGCCTTCCGCGAGGTGGCCCCGCAGCGCGAGCTCGCCCAGGCCTTCCAGCAGGCCATCCAGCCGCACATGATGGCGATCCAGGCCGAGGGCGTCGACCCGATCACGGCCGTGACGAACCTGATGCAGGTCGGCTCGCGGCTGCGCTTCGGCACCCCGGCCGAGAAGGCCATGCAGGTCGCCCAGATCGTCAAGGCCTACGGCGTCGACATCCAGGCCCTCGACGGGGCGCTCGTGGGCGCCGCGCCACAACCTGGGCAGGCGCAGGGGGCCGACCCGGCCTACGTGCAGCAGCTCGTCCAGCAGCAGCTCCAGCCGTTCATGATGGCCGCCCAGCAGCGCCAGCAGGCCGCCGCGCAGCAGGAGTACAGCAAGGCCGCGAGCGAGGCGAACAGCTTCGCCGAGGGCCACGAGTTCTACGGCGACCTGCGCCTGATGATGGCCGACATGATCGAGGTCGCCGACCGCCAGGGCGTTAACTTGAGCCTGGACGAGGCGTATAAACGCGCATCCATGTTGCACCCGGATGTTTCGCGTGTGATACTTGCGAGGCAACAGGGGCAAAACGCGCAGGCACTGACTGCAGCGGCGACGCGAGCAAAGCGAACCGCCGTCAGTGTCAAGGGTGGAGCCCCGGTTGGCAACCCGGAAGGGCGTGAACCGTCCTCGGTGCGAGACAGCATCGAGGCTGCCATCGACGCCCATTCGAGGTTCTGAGGCTCGGCAACCGAGTACCTCGCGGGGGACGACCAGCTACGGCTCGCCACGCTCCCCCGCCTGGGAAACGCCATGCAGCGACTCGGATGAAGTAGGCGGCGCGAGAGCGCCAGTGGTTCCTCTTTCAACCGGAGACTGTCATGTCCTTCCCGAACGTCAGCGACATCGTCGCGACCACGATCCAGTCACGCACCCGCAAGATCGCGGACAACGTGACCAAGAACAACGCCCTGTTCACTCGCCTCGACCAGCGCGGCAACCGCAAGCCCTTCAGCGGCGGCAACGTGATCTATCAGGAACTGTCCTTCGCCCAGAACGCGAACGGCGGCTGGTACAGCGGGTACGACCTGCTGCCGATTGCCGCGTCGGACGTCATCAGCGCCGCTGAGTACACCATCAAGCAGCTCGCCTGCCCGGTGACGATGTCCGGCCTGGAGACCATCCAGAACGCCGGCAAGGAGCAGATGATCGACCTGCTCGAAGGCCGCATCAACGTCGCCGAGGCGACGATGGCGAACCTGATGGCCGAGGGCATCTAC